CGCACGCCCTCGGGCATCCGCGTAACGGCCGACAACTCGATGGCGTGCTCGGCCTACACGGCCTGCATCCGTGTCATATCGGATGCAGTCTCAGCCCTGCCGCTGCACGTCTACGAGCGGATGGCGAACGGCGGCAAGGCGAAGGCGACGCAGCACCCGGTGTACCGGCTCCTGCACCAGCAACCCAACCCGTGGCAGACGGCGCAAGAGTTCCGGGATTGGATGACCGGAATGTATCTGCACTACGGTGCGAGCTACGCAGAGATCCGCCCAGGTGCTCGAGGTGCCGTGTCGGAGCTGTGGCCCCTGCACTCCAGCCGCATGGAAGTCGATCGGCTCTCTGATGGCAAGCTGCGGTATCGGTATCGGGAGCCGAGCGGGCGGGAGACGATCTATCCCCAGGAGCAGATCTTCGCCCTGCGGTTCACGACCGAGGACGGCATCAAGGCGATCCCGACCTACAAGATTTTCCAGAACGCCATCGGCCTGGCCCAGGCGTTGGAGGCCCACGGGTCCACCTACTTCGGCAATGGTGCCCGGCCTGGCATCGTGCTGGAGTCAGAAAACCCGATCCCGGTGGAGGCTGCCGAGCGGCTGCGCGAGCAGTGGGAGCGGATGCACCGGGGCGCTGATCGTGCCTTCCGCACGGCCGTGCTGCCGAACGGCGTCAAGGCTCACGAGCTCAGCGGCAGTAACGAGGCGGCACAGTTCCTAGAGACGCGGCAGTACCAGGTGATCGAGATTTGCCGAGCGTTCCGCGTGCCGCCGCACATGATCCAAGACCTGACCCGCAGCACCTACAGCAACATCGAAGTTCAGGGCACGGAGTTCGTGCAGCACTGCCTGCTGCCGCACCTGAAGCGATGGGAAGCAGCCATCAGCCGCGATCTGATCGTGGACGATGAGACGTACTTCGCCGAGCACAGCGTTAGCGGCCTGCTGCGTGGCGATCACGCCAGCCGGTCGGCCTACTACGTCTCTGCACTTCAGAACGGGTGGATGACCATTAACGAGATTCGGGAACTGGAAAACCTAAACCCGATTGGGCCGGAAGGCGATCGGCACTTCGTTCAGCTGAACATGACCACGCTGGATCAGATGGGCCAGCAGCCGCCGGCACCGGCACCGGAGCCGATGCCCGAGCCGCCCGCCGAAGTAGAAGACAGCCCGGCCGATGCCGCCGAGGACCAGGCCGAACAGGAGGAGTACACCGATGGAAATTGAACGCCGCTGCCTGACCGTAGACGAGGCACCCGAGTGCGAGCTGCAGATCGAAACGCGCTCCAGCGGGCGCGAGGCGATCCGTGGGCTGGCGGTGCCATACAACCGGCTTTCCCTTGACCTCGGTGGCTTTCGGGAGCGAATCCTGCCCGGTGCCTTTGATAAGGTGCTGAACCGCCAGCGGGGCAAGGGCGAGATCCTGAGCTACTACAACCACAACAGCGACATGCTGCTGGGACGGGAGTCGGCTGGCACGCTCGAGATCATCGCTGACGATCGTGGCATCTCGTATGTCGTGGAGCCGCCGGATACCTCGGCGGGCCGTGACGTGCTGGCCCTGGTGCGTGCTCGCCTGCTCACTGGCAGCTCTTTCGCGTTCACTGTGAACCAGCGTGGGGAGCGCTACACGACCGACGAATCAGGCAAGGCCATCCGCGAGATCGTGGAGGCTTCGGGCTTGTACGAAGTTGGTCCGGTAAACGTGCCTGCCTACGGCAGCGCTACGACTGCGGTTGTGTCCCGGCGGTCCTATGAGGCGTGGCTGGCAGAGCAGGCCGCCGCCGTTGAGGCCGACGCTGCTGCCGAGCCCGAAGTAAAGAAGGCCATGCGTTCCCTGGTTCGTGACGCAGCTGCTGCGTGGGCTCTGAGGCTTCGCCGTGTCTGAGGCACGCTGCACCTGCGGCGAAAAACTCCGGTGCCGCTCCAGCCGTCCATGTGGTGACGAACGGCAGCGGTATCTGCGTTGCCCGAGGTGCGGGGCTCGCGCAGTGGCGTTTGTGAAAACAACACTTTCCGCTGTGCGTTTCTGCAAGGCACCCCGCCCGTAGTGGCACTGTGGACTCCATCGGCAATACCGCCGCAGGAGTCTCACCGAACATGGACAATCTCAAGCGCCTTCAGGACGAAGCGGCAACCCTTGCCAACCGGATCGACGCCGTGCGTGCGATCGAGGCCGAAGACACGACCGCCCGCGATGTTGAGCTCATCGACCTCAACAAGCGTGCCGACGAACTGACCGCCAAGATCGACTTCGAGAAGAAGGTGGTCGAGTCGGCCAAGAATCTCCGCAGCGTGGTCGAGCGTTGCTCGCCGGCCCCCGAGGTGCGTGCTGAAGAGCCCAAGACCCGGATCGAGGCGGTTCCGTTCTCGGGTCGGCTCCGTGCGTTTGAAAACGCCAAGGACGCCTACTCGGTGGGCATGTGGTTCAAGGCCAAGGCGGGCGACGCCGACGCCAAGCGGTGGTGCCAAGATCACGGCGTCGAGGCTCGTGCCCAGGGTTCGACTGGCAGTACCACGGGTGCGGCCTTCGTGCCCGATGTGCTCTCCTCGACCGTCATCCGGCTCGTGGATGAGTACTCGGCATTTGCCCAGAACGCCACCAACGTGGTGATGCCTTCGGACGTGGTGCTCTTTCCTCGCAGAACTGCGGGAGCGTCGGCGGCATGGATCGACGAGAATGTGGCAATTACTGCCAGCGACCCGACCTCCAACCAGGTCACGCTGACGGCGAAGAAGGTCACGGGCGCGGTGGTCATCGCGTCGGAGCTCCTGCAGGACTCCATCGTGTCGATCGCCGATTGGATCGCTGCCGAGCTCGCCCTGTCGCTCAGCAACGCCGTGGAAGCGGCTGCGTGGAGCGGCAACCCGAGCAACGCCCCTGGCGTGGCCGGTCTCGTCACGACCCACACGGGCGGCCTGCTCGCCTCGTCTGGTGCCACCTACGCCGCGTCGCTCGTGACGGCTGCCGGCGACACGCCGGACGAGGTGACGAAGGCCAACCTCCTGGCGATGATGGGCGCAGTGCCCCAGCACAGCCGGGCCGGTGCCAAGTGGTTCTGCTCGCCGTTCTTCTTCGCGTCTTGCATGCAGAACCTCGACCTCGCCCAAGGCGGGTCGGTGGGTCTGTCGCAGGGCATGGGCCTCACCTTTCTCGGCAGCCCGGTGGTTCTCACCGATCGCCTCCCGAGCGGTGCGGATTCCACGGGTGCCATCATGGCGCTGTACGGCAACATGGCCAACAGCTCCTACTACGGCATCCGCCAGGCCATCGAGATCGCGTCCAGCGATCAGGTGAACTTCCTGTCGGATCAGACCGTGATCCGTGCGGTGGCTCGCGTGGCGATCACGCACGCCAACCTCGGCTCCTCGAGCGTCGCCGGTCCGATCATCGGCCTCGTGGGTGCGTGAGCCTGACGGCTTGACTCGATGTGCAAACTGGGCGGGCCGCTCCACTACGGGGCGGCCCGCTCTCTTTTGCGAGGCACGCATGATCGTCAAGGTAGGTGGCACCGAGGCCGACATTCGGGTGGAAGCCATCCTGTCGATGCCGAGGCTGTCGTTTACGGCCAATCACTTCGCATGGGCTCAGGCACTCATGCCGCTCGGCATTCGCCCCACGATGGGCACTGGTGCGTTCTGGGACCAGGTCAATACGCGGGTGATGGAGCAGTTCATCGACAAATGCGAGTACTGCCTTTGCATTGATTACGACACATTTTTTACGCGGGAAGACGTGGAGCATCTTTTCGCCATGGCCATGACGTTCCAGTGCGACGCCATCACGGGGCTGCAGACGAAGCGTGAAGACGGCCGCCCGATGCTCACGCTGAAGGGCACGCTCGACAATCCGCCGCCTGACGGCACCACAAGCCTGCCTGCGTCGTGGTTCGCCGAGCCCGTGCAGGAAGTGGACACAGCCCACTTCGGGCTCACAGTCATCTCTACGGCCGCCCTGAAGCGTGCAAAGCGTCCGTGGTTCTGGTCGAAGCCCGGCCCGGACGGCTCGTGGAACGAAGGCAGAACGGATCCCGACATCTACTTCTGGCGGAACTGGCGCGAGAGCGGGAACCGTGTGTTTGTCACGCCCCGCGTGGTTCTCGGCCACGGCGAGTACGTGGTGACGTGGCCTGGCCGGGATCTCGGCAAGCCTGTTTTCCAGTGGACTACGGATTTCACGAACACGAGCAAGAAGCCCGAAACTGCATGGAGTGTGCCCCAGTGACGAAAATTACATTTACCCGCGCGTGGCGGTCCTACCGCAAGGGGCAGACCATGGACATCTCCGGCGGCTTGGCCACGCAGCTGCTCGCCCAGCGCGTGGCTGTCGAGGACACGCAGGGCCAACTGATCGAAACGGCAGCCGTCGAGCACGAAGCCGAAACGGCCGACGCCACCCCAAGGAAACGCCGCCGTGCAATATCGAAGCCTGACTCGCCAGACCGCCCCAGCCGTTGAGCCTGTCACGCTCGCAGAGGCCAAGGCCCACCTGCGGGTTGATACGGCCACCGACGATGCCTACGTCCAAGCCTTGGTAACTTCAGCGCGCGAGTGGTGCGAGCAGTACCTGGACCGCACGCTGGTGCATACGCAGTGGGTGATGCGGTTTGATTCGTTCCCGCCAGACGGCACCATGGACATCGAGCTGCCACGCCCGCCGATGGCAACGGCCGGCACGACTACGGCGGTTGCCTTGACGTTCACGTACGAGAACGGCACCACGGCCACCTACTCGACGGCCAGTTACCGCGTGGACCGTGACGGCGTGCCGGGCACCGTGAAGACCTTGTACGGCCAGACCTGGCCGCCGCACCTGCAAGATGACAACGCCATCAGCGTTACCTGGTGGGGCGGCTACGGGGCGAGCGGCACGAGTGTGCCGGCTTCGATCCGCCACGCCATCTTGATGCTTACTGCCCACTGGTACGAAAGCCGCCTGGCGGCTGTCGCCACTGGTGCCGTGCCGCAGGACGTGCCCTATGGCGTGAAGTCTTTGCTGGACTCGCAGAAGTGGGGCAGCTACCGATGATCGACCCCGGCAAGCTCCGCGAGCGCGTCACGGTGCAGATCGCCAGCGGCACGACCAATGCCCTCGGCGAAACGGTGCTGGCATGGGCTGACTCGTCGGCCGTGTGGGCAAGCGTGGAAGGCGTGTCTTCCCGCGAAGCCCTGGCGGCTGGCCAGCAGGATACGACGATCACGCACCGCGTGCGGCTCCGCTACCTGCCGGGCCTGACGCAGCGCGATCGGTTCTCGTGGGGATCCCGCACGCTGAACATCGTCAGCCTGCTCGAGTACAACAACCGGGCCGAGCATGTTGCCATCTGCGAAGAGGTGACGTGATGGCTGGCGGCATCGACGTGAAAGTTGAGTTCCCCGAGCTGCGGGAATTGCAGAAGGCTTTCCGCCAGCTCCGGCCGAGCCTTGCCAGGAAGCACATGGGTGCGGCGATTCGTCGCAGCCTAAAGCCTGGGCTGACTGCTCTTCGTGGCAACGTCACCAAAGGGCCGACCGGCAATCTCGCTCGTGCGATCACCAGCAAAGTCAAAACGTACGTGAGCGGAAATGCGGTTGGCCTGGTTGGATTTACCGCAGCCGGTAGCGGTAAAGCAAAATCGGCAGGCGGCGGAACCGTAAAGAAGGGGAAGGATCGAGCGTTCCACGCTGGCTTCGTGGAGTTCGGCACAAAAGAGCGAATCATAAAAACATCGTCACGGCGCAGCGGCGCGTCGATTGCGTCCAGCTTCAAGACGATGGGGCAGTTCAAGATTGCCCGAGTGGCCAAGCGCGGGAAGTTTGCTGGCGTTGTCAGGGTCAACACGTCCCCGAAGTATCCCAAGGCGTTCTTCAAGAAGGCTCCGCGTGGCGAGCTTTTGCGGATTCCAGAAATGCCGATTGGCGGCAGGAAGGGGCAGCCGCCAGTGAAGACTGCCTACAAAGAGTCGCTAGGCACAATGCGAGGTCAGCTAGCCATCGAGATGACCAATGCGCTCTTGAAGGCACAGAAAGACCTTGCCGCCAATTTCCCAGTAAGGCGAAACAATTCGGACGTGGGGCCAACGCCCTTCTAGCCATGTCACTGAAATCCCCTGAAGCCGTTCTCCGCTCTGCCATGGTTGGCACCACGGCCGTCACGTCGCTTGTGAGCTCGAGGATCTACCCGGTGCTGGCCCCGGCGTCGGCGGCTCTGCCGTTCGTCACGTGGCGGCGGTCAGGCATCGACAGAGAGCAAACGCTAGGCGGGCCGATGGGCATGCCCCGCGTGAGCGTCGAGTACAGCATTTACGGCACGACCTACGAAGAGGCCCGTCAGGTGGCTGACGCCATGCGTCGCGTTCTGGATGGGTACGGCGGCACGTCGGACAATACAGAAGTCAAGCAGGCGTCGTTGGAAGACGAGTCCGACGATTTCGTGCAGCTGGCTGGAGCGGATCTCCCGCCGGTCTATCAGGTGACGCAGCGTTACGACGTGTGGTGGAGCGAGGGATAAAGCATGCCATATACGCCCCATGATTCCAGCGGCACGACGTTGTCCTTTGCCGGTTCAACGTACACCGTCACGAGCATCACCTACAGCATCACAGACCAAGCTGCCGCCGATCAGATCGACGTTTCGCACCTCGGCCAAACGACCGGCAGCAC